AGAAGTCTCTTTTCCAAAGAAAGGAGAGTCTCTTGCCAGATCATCAACTGGATATCATGGTAAAGGTCGAAGATCTCTTCAGAATTAGTTTTTGGAAGAATCTTCACCCATTTCTCGAAGAATCCCATCTTAAGAATATTAAGATAGGAGAATACTCGGATCCGTAGATCTTGGATTTCAGAGTTTGTAAGGGCAAGAACTGATTTATATAAATCAGGACTCACCTTACGTCTGAAAACCATGAAGTTAGATAAGGAGGGAGCGTCAAATGGAATCATTGATCCTAAAATGAAGGATCTAACTCTTCCAGATAAACGACTCTTTTCCCAACCACTTACTACTCTTCATCCAAAACCAAAAACTGATAAGGCTTTTGGTATAGATAAAGAATATTTGTGGGAGAAGGCAATAGCAGAACTAACGTTCTTAGCTGAGGCCATAAACTCTAACAACGGAATCGGGGATACATCAACACCTTGGTGGATAGTTCGCTTTGCAAATTCTAGTCCTAACCCACTGGGAGATAGGATAGATTTATGCAACGAACAATCAACACCAAGAGAATTGATTATCTTCAGATAGTGAGTTGCAACAGTCTTGTTTCCAATAACTATATCATCACCAAGGATGGCATAGTTTCGGAACAGTACTGTGGGTCGGGTAACTCCCGATGCTCATGCCGCGCACTGAAGGATAAAATGATGCGTATAGGCTAACATTGCCCATGACGATAAAGCTCCCATAGGTTGACCAACAGCATATTTTACTGCAGGTAACCCAGGGGCTTTATAGTATCTACCTACTAAGAGATTCGCCCAATGCTTTGCAAAAGACTCACTTCCCATTAATTTGGAAAGAAGAGCTTTCTGTAAAGTTATCGGCAATCTATCAGTAGCTGATGATAGATCTAAGGAATAAAGGGATTCCCACTTATGAGCCCTTGCAAGGGGTCGTAACTGGTTAAAAGTCCCGTCCATTGGGTGTCTTCGTAAAATTTTGAAGATCCCATCGTGGAGAGGCTTTAGAACCCATTGAGTCCAAGGGTCTACCATGGCAAATACTCTCATCTTTCCAGCAGCTTCCTGCTTTAAACCCAACTTACCAATTAATGGAATCGTCCCCTCTTCCGTATTAATAGTTTTAAAACTACGAACAGAAGATAAAGACAAGCATTGAGACATTAGATAAATAATTGGATAGCTCGAAAAGAACTGTGCAATTATCAATCAAGAATCATAGATCTGTCGCGAGCAAAAAAGCGCGTGAGCAGTTGTATGAAGTGTCTCTGGGTGAGTTGAGAATGTTCCCTCCGAGGCTGATGCCTGGGGGGCACTTTTAAAGATTGGGAAGGGCATCAAGTCCCGCTTAAAGTACAAAAAGGATTGACCGGGTCCTAAATTAGCAAATAGACGAGTAAATCTCGGTATATACTTATTTAGGTCAAGAGAAATCGATGAAGTACTTGGGTTGGTAATGGGAGCAAGATTAATCTTACTCGCATAGACCATGGTCCGGAACAGAGCTAACAAAGTCAATGTAAACTTTGTAGCAATATAGTCTCTGGACATTATACGTGACCGCAATCCACTAGGGATAAGTCTCGGGAGACCAGATTTGCTTCTGGAAACTCGAGGGCCTATCGTAGCGAGATCAGCGATAACGTAACCCGCAGGAACTTGTTGAACAAGTACAGAACATACTTTAAGATACTTCACTAACCCAGGTTTACCCTGACTCAGGAGGATCTTAGAGTACTCACGGAGAAATATCCGAGAGAGCTTTACCCAAGAAGGGTTTAGTCGACCTACCACTGGGAGAATGAGTCGCAAGACTATATTCA